TACAAAGTTACAGTTAAGTGCCCTGTCTCAGGTGCAAATATGGTCTTAATGCCTACGTCTGCTGCTTCGCATAGTTCATGTATTTCATCCAACAAATTGCTATAAGAAACTTGCTTTTTTACCAGTATGTTAAGGAAAGGTGAAGAATAACTAATATTTGCAATCAGCCTATCTGGATCCGTTGGAGAAATGACATTATTGTTTATCAATTGCCCTACACAAACGGATAAATCACCACTAAGGTTCTCTGTATTCCAAATAATCCTTCTACTTAAAAGAACGGTTGCAAACCTTCCACTGACTGTAATAGTCTCACTATCTGTCTGGGATATTTGTAAGTATTCAATTATTCCAATTTCTTCATCATCATTCTTCCAGATATAATTACCTACCTGAAGTAGTGCTACATTTTCAGGCGATGCATTGGCTTTTAATTCAAATGCACCACACTTGGAGTAACGCCTAGTCCATCGCAAATATTCAAATGACTCTACAATACCGATTAAGGCACGATTCTTATTAAATACATATAGCTCCATATCTTATACCCCCAGAAACTGCGGACGATAGTGTATACTTACATCCAGTAATTCCAGATTGCTAGATGCATCATAACGAAGATTATTAATACCGGGTTGCAACTGAAAAAAGTTTGAAGAAGTGTCTAAAAGATAAAAAGCATTGCTTTCCACATCATCAATGATGCTTCTTACCCTTTTTTCAGCAAAATGCGTATATATATGAAACTCATCCCCATGGTTCATAGTTGCTAGAATTCTTACAAACTCACCCGTATCCATAAGAAGTAATTCCGGATTAGTAACTGGCCCTGATGCTTTAAATATGATCTCACAGCCACAAGGTACATCCCCAAAATTGTCAACAGCTATAATATGGCTGGGTTGTCTTAATCCAAACTCGATTCCTTCCTCTGGTATTTCAAATTCAAATTCAAGTAAAGGTTCCCAAGAAGCTAAATCACGCCATACTTCATCCAAAGTTTCAAAGAAAGGATTTGGACAAAGTAAACTTACAAAGAAATTTGGTATCCTTTCTTTTGAAGATACAGATAATGCTGCTTCTTCAACAAAGCACGATATCTGTCTATCTCGGTATTTTATAACGCCAGATTTCTTAGGGCTAAATAATTTTAGAAAGTTTTTTCGCAATTCATATGCTTCATCTTGTGTTTTAGCAATAATCGTTCCTTCCAATGTAATATTTCGCATATCCATTGTTGATGATACATAAAAAGCACCATCTTGCTCCGGTGCCTTGAAGGTATTAATCGTTTGTCGGATATTGCCCGTACCATCTATTTTAGTAAGAAAATAAGGACGGCTTTGTTTAAGCGTTATACTCTCGCCACCCACGTTAGTATATGTTAACTCCATGTTCCGACCCCCTCAATATTCCAGAGCTAGTTTACGGGACAGGTTCTTAAACTCTCTTGCAAGTTCTTTCTCTGACAAGGCTTTTGGAGTAACTATAGAAATACTTTGGTTTATAACGGAACCCTTTGCTCCAAGGCCCCCTGTTCCTCTGGAAAGAGAATTATTATAATTGAGCTCTGCATCAACCTCAAAGTCACTGGGTATTGCTTTCTTCATGTCTTCACCAACGCGAGTCATCGCCTGCTCAAAACCTACACCTATGCCAAGCCCCATATTGCTGCCTAGTTCTGCAAAGACGGATGATGGGCTGTGTATACCAAAGAAATTCTTAATCTTTGACATTACATTTCCAAAGAAACCGGATATCTTTTCCCACAGCCATGCAGCGGCATCATTTATGCCCTGCCATAATCCTTTGATAAGGTCAAGTCCGGCTTTTGCCATCTCCGGGATGTTCTCAATTATTGCCTCGATAATGGCCCCGATAATTTCCGGAATTGCCTTTACAACCTCCACTATGATTGTTGGCAGATTAGTTACCAACGCTACTAAAAGCTGGACGCCAGCCAGAATAATCTTATCAATGTTTCCTATAATTGCATTCACAAGTGAAGTTATAATTTGAGGTATAGCCGCCACAATAGTGGTAATAATTTTCGGAAGGTTCTGGATTAGTGCAACCAACAGTTTAATACCTGCATCAACAATCAAAGGAATTGCTTCAAACACAGCAGCAAGAATACTGTCAATAATCTCTGGTATTGCCTCTACGATCGCATCTATAATCTCAGGTAAAGCGTCCACAAGTGAAGTTAAAAGCTCGATTCCTGCCTGAATAATCTGTGGCAAGGCATCCAAAACTGCTCCAACGATACCGTCGATAATCTGCGGCACAGCTTCCAGTATCTGTGTAATGATTGATGGTAGCTCCTGAACAAGTGACACGAAAAGAGTTACACCCGCTTGCACAATTTGCGGTATGTTCTCGGATATCATCGTAACCAATGCCTGCACAATCTCTGGTATGACTGCAACGATTTGAGGAATGCTACTTGTGACAAATCCGATGAGTGCTTCAATTATTGCTGGAAGAGCTTCAATCAGTACCGGTATAGCTTCAACAATACCTTGTGCCAAGCCAAGCATTAGTTGGAGTGCAGCATCAAGCAATAACGGCAGGTTTTCTATGAGAGCAGTTACAATCTGTGTTACTGCGGAAACAGCAGCTGGGATAAGCTCTGGCAGCGCATTAGCTATACCGGTAACAAGTGTCGCAATCATCTGAACTGCGGCTTCCACTATTGCAGGAAGATTTGCTATGATTCCATCCACTAATGCCAATACAAGCTGTAGAGCACCCTCCGTGATTCCCGGAAGCGCACCAATCAATGCCTGAAGGAGTGTATTTATGATCTGACTGGCCGCGTCTATTATGATAGGCAGGTTATCAATAATCGCAGTTCCAATAGAAGTTACGATGCTCAAGGCTAATTCAATAATATTAGGCATCTGTTCCAGAAGCATATTCACAATGCTACCTACGGTATTGCCAATAACATCACTAATCTTCGTCCAATCACCATTTGCTTCGTTCAGTCCCCTTGTAAACTCACCCAACAAGCTCACACCATCATCTGTAAGGATCTGAAGCTGCGGAAGTAAAATCATGCCAAGAGCATTTTTGGCTGCTTCACTTCCAGACTTTAACCTCTGCACAGAATCATCAAACTTGCCGAGGGCTTCTAGGGATTCCTGGCTCATAACAGCTCCCATTGCCTTGGCTTCCTCGGTAAGTTGTTTTATGCCTTCCGATCCTTGTTCAATGAGTGGATTTAGTTCTTGTGCACTCTTACCGAAGATCTGCATGGCAATGGCATCTCTCTCGGTTTCGTTTGCTACGTTACCTAATGCATCAATGGTCTCCCAATACACTGTTTCCGAATCCCTAAGGTTACCATTGGCATCTGTTATAGAAACGCCCAGCGCTTTATATGCCTTTGAAACTGCACCAGTACCCTCGCGTGCCGAGTTCATGGAACGTATATTTCTCGCCATACTTCCGGTCAAGGTTTCCATTGATGTATCTACCAGTTCAGCAGCATATTTGTATGCTTGTAGTGATTCAGTACTCATACCTGTAACAGTTGACAAGGTGAGTATATCGTCCGCATATTGCGATGCCCCGACAGTCATATCGGTTAGAACTTTGGCCGCTCCTACCGCAGCAGTTCCAATAGCAGCAAATGCGGCAACCATGACCATACCTATCCCTTTTAATGCCGAGCCTAGCTTTTCAAGTTTATTTGAAGAATCCTCTACATCATCAACTGATTCTTCAACTACATTCCCGAATTCATCAATCTCTTGCCCGGCATCGTTATACCCCCGATTTACATCTCGGAGTGATTTCTCGTTCTCAGCCAATTCACTCTCCATACCATTGAGTTCAGCTTGTGCCTTATTTAATTGTATTTGCCAGTTTTGTGTTCGTCTGTCATTTTCGCCGAAGGAGGTGGCGGCGTTGTCCAATGCGGCCTTTAAGGTAGAGATTTTCTCCCTCTGGGCATCGATTTCTTTATTTAGGACTGCATTACGGGCTGTAATCGCCTGCACGGATTTGTCATTCTTGTCAAATTGGCTGGCTACAAGAGTCATCTCGCTACCCAGTACTTTAAAGGATTGATTTATGTCCCGCAGGGCATCCTTAAATTGCTTTTCTCCCTCCAGACCAATCTTTAGGCCAAAATTATCCGCCATACCGTTTCACCTCCTACAAACCCGCTGGGATAATATCATCAATCGTTATCGTTTTCTTTGGCTTCTCGATACCGTGCCACTGCTTATGGCAGGCCCACAAGTCAAGAAACAGACCAATTGGCATAAGCCAGAATTCATCTGCGTTCATTCCCATCTGCACTGTGCCGTAATAGTAAAGCCGGGTAAAGACCTCATCGTCTGTTACCCGACTTCCGCGTTTTTTGATGCTTCTTCTTCGCTTTCTATATTACGCTTTGTACCTTTGAACATCGCTTCAGTAATAGCGCTCTTATATGAAGCCAGTTCCAGTGGTGAAGTCAAAAGCTCTACATCCTCTTCTTTGAGAATTTCCTTAGGATTATCCTTGTTCTTTAAGTTGTGAACGAGGATAGACTGATTTGCCAGAAGGGTGATCAGCCACACTATTTCATCCAGAGCCATTTCAAAGTTTTCTGATTTCAGCAGCTTATCTCCCAAATTTTCTAATCCACCATAACGGCGTGCAATCTCCTTTGTAGCTCTGGTGGTAAGTATAAGCTCAAATTCCATTCCACCAATATTGATAACAGCGTTTCGTTCATTATCCATTTTCTCACTCCTCCTCTGGCTCCGGTGTATAGACTGGTTCATATACCTGTGCAAACCAACTAGAAATAGTAGTGGATGATACACCGGGATCACCTTCGGTAACCTCTGCTTTCCATGGATGCTTTCCCATTCCATCCAGCTTATTCCGGCGCATAACTGTTCCCTCTATGGTAGGTGTAGAAAAAGTGATAGAATCAGCCTTTGTTTGTAGGTTGGTTGCTGGAAGCCCAAACACTACACGATATAACCAAAAATATCTGTATGTGCCATTTGCTTTTTGTGCACGAAAGCCCACAGCAACGGGTGCCCCGGAGTTCTCGCTGGCAGAAATCAGAACTCCATTGTCATCTGTGGTTGCCCCCGTCAGATCCGCAGCAACAGTTGGTCCTATATCATCAATGCCAAGAGTAAGCGTACCACTGTTGAACTCCTTAACTACCTCTGCTGCTCCGTCGTCTGCATATAATATCGCCTCCACCAGTTCCACGGAAAGCTCAGCAGTAATAGCTTTTGCAAGTACAACAGGGGTTCCGTAGGTTTCTTCACCGTTGGCATCTTCGGTTATCTTTGAGTAATACAGTCTGTCAAGACCGATGGTTGCCATATTTTATTCCTCCAATCCATAGTTTTTCGCCACATCGATGGCATAATGGTGATAGCCGGTATCATCCTCATGCCCAATATACCGGCGTTCTGTTATTATGAAATCTGCATTTAGCAAGGCAGTAATGATTTGCTTTTTACGCAGCAGATAATTAGCCTTTGAAAATAGTGATATCCGTGCTTCCTGCACTTCAAATCCAGGACGGTTATCTGCATGAACTTCAAAGATGTCAGAAAGTGGAAGAATGACTACATATTCTTCCGGTGCCATGCCTGAAAAGACGCCAGTTTCCACTGGAAGCGGCACGGCGGATATAAGAGTATTAAGTTCAGATAAAATGCTCATAGTCGGCCGAGTTCCTCCTCCAGTTTGGCAATCATAGCTTCGGTACATGGCTTTCGGGACACCGATTGCGCAGGCTTAAGAAATGGTTTGGCAGGTTGGTTGTGTTTGCCATACTCTATGATGGTAGCAATCTTGGCATTGCTCACTCCATCTGATCGTGGCTCAGCAAAGCCAACCTTAACATTGAAGTTGCCATCCCTGTCCCGCTTGGCTTCCGAAAGTCCCAAAGATGATAGCATCTCACCAGTTGCTCTCGACGGGTATTTTGTTTCCTTGCCAATGGATGTACGAAGG